TGGGATAGTCTCCAAATGTTCCTGCCATCTCGGGTAAGCAAGGGGGAATACCCCCTGCAAAAGGGAAAACAGATCTCGCGTTATCCCAGTTTCACACTGGAACTTATTGACGGCCGAAACATGCTCACCCTTTATCAGAGTGGACACGCCCGGTCCCCAACGGCCGCCGTCGAAGAACTCCTCCGTTGTATAATCGCCTAATAACTTCTCGATTTTACATATCATTGCGTGAAGCAATGCTACGTTCGGGCCTCTATAAAGAGGGTCCGAAGAGAGGTTACGAAAACGATTATTTGTTTGCTTACAAAGTTCCTCGAATTCGAAGAACTTTTTCATAGCAACTTCCTTCCGATCATAGTTCAACTTAAGAAAGTTGTTCTTAGAAAGGAATTTAGTCGCCGCGTAAGCATCCCTGAATTCCGACGCACTATTATAGTGTGAAGGCAAGCACTCGAGCGCCACCAGCTGTTCATACTCCTGATTCCTAAGGAGAATCGCAGCTGTCAACGAGCGAGGGCAATTCAGAGCAGAGAAATACTCTTCGGCTGCTGATAAGGTTACTTTACCAGGCACGCGAAAAGTTCGAAGGAGTTTAGTAATCTCCTTCTTACTACGCTTATCATAAGACATAGTAGTGATTCCTTGGGTAACAAAACCAATGGAGAAATGGACGGCTTAGCAGTGCTGAGTGAAGGCTAGAAAGAGTAGTAGAGGGGGGTCTTAATTTCAGTACCCCCGTGCTACCCAGCCCGACCTTTTTCTTAGTATACTGCCTCGCCGTTCAATACTGCCGCTGACAGCGGACTTCCAGTAGCATCGGAAGGGCTTGCATCAGAAGCAGTTATCGTTGTCGCAAAGAGCGAACAGGCCAGGTTGAACAATGCAGTCCGTTCAGCCAAGGTCGAACGCTCCGGCAACATGAACTCCAGATTCATCGTACAGTCATACGCCTTCGTCGGAGCCGGCTGAATACCGGTCGACGTCGACGCAGAGGTCTGTTCGAGAGTCGGAACCACTAGCTTTGCCTGAACTCGAGTGATTCGGCTGTCTTTCGAAGGCGGCCTTACACTCATGGTCAGCGCTGGATAACCGATAGCAATACCACCGCTACGGTCCACCCATTTCGCAACACCCGGCAGAGTAAATCCTTCGGGGTTTAGCGTCTTGTCGACGCTCACGGTTGCACTCGTCGTAAGATGAGTGGTCGCCATAATTGTCGACAATTTGATGTCAGCTATAGCTGGCATTGTGTTTACCTCTTATGAAGTTGATTCAAAAGGCCCATAGCGTTTGCTATATGCTCGGCACCAAAAGGGTTCTTAAAATGAGGTATCGCGACTTTCGGCCAGCTTAATATCACTGACCGATTGCACTCGATATACTCACGTTCGGAATGCCTGTTAGTATCGCGCACAGTATAGCTACCATTAGGATACTGGCCGCTACGACCACCAACCAAGTGATTACTCTGATTATACCTAAAGAAGGTTGTTTTACAACCTTTCTCAAAGACGAGACCTACGGTCGCGTCGAGAGAGCTAAGGAAGTTGCCGATAGGTAGTAACCAGTCAATCACGAAGGACCATGGAGTTAGCTCCCAAACGATCAAGGCAGGGTTGGTAATCCCGACTTGAGCGAGAGTCCTAATAGACTCACTGGGAGTGGAAAAGTACACCGTGTATGCTATAGTGTACTTGTATTTCGCTGAATTAGTGCCATGAGAAAGATCGTTATCAACGGTCCGCCACATGTCATTCCAATCCAGAGAAACTGACTTCCTTACTCTTGTTCGAACTTCTCTAAGATTCTTCTGAGCAATCAACTCAGCTGAACCGTAGACGTCCTGCAAGAGGGGTCGCCATCCATACTGTAACTCCAACCAAGCATTGCTAACTGCTTTGCTCGGATCTTGACTAAATCGCTTTTTATACTTCCGCACCTTCCTCGGTGTGGCAGCCAATCCAAGCGATCTGTAGGCGCCTGCGAGATTCCCAGCTCGTAAGCCGGTAACCGCACCGACAACTCTGCGCGCAGTATCTGCCCAGAGTTTCTCAGTTTGGTGCCTCTCAGCATAAACCTGCATAAGGTTAACCTTCTGGTCTTTTGCTTCCAGTCGGACCTTAGTGCGGGCTGCGTCATCGAGAGCACTTATCTGAGAACCAGACGGCCTCGTAACATTCAGCTGATCGTTGTTTTCTCTCAGCTGACCCTCTAGGTGATATGTTATATCACTATAACTTCCTGGAGAGTTATCCACAACCCTAGTATTCTCATGCCCCGTTGGTCCCCGATACCTATGCAAGGTAAAGGAGAATGGGTTCATGGGAAGGCCTAACTTCCGAATCAACTTCTTCCGGCGGTTAGACTTGTAGTTAGGGGTAGTGACGCTGCTCCTTGTCAATCGATAATTATCCCAACCATTCGTCTGCACGATTGTTGCGGGGCTTACCTCTCCTGTCCGATTATTGACAGAATAGGACCTCGCGAAACCGGGTAGACTTGAGTTGAAGAATATCGACGGCATAGAGTTAAGCTCTCACTTGGATCGTTAGCAGCTATTTCTAACTGCCAACGGTTACGAGTCACAGGTAGCAAGATATACCTGTAGTTAGTCCTAGAATCCGGCTTCCGCCAGATTATAGGTAGGAATCTACACCTCATGGACCGTCTCGCAAGAGACTGACCACTTGATGTAGAAATGTTTGTATGTCTCCGGCCGCCAAAGCGCAAAGCGTAAGGATAGCTGTCCAGACCTTAATTCGTCTAGCCAGTTTCTCCATGCGTCGAGCGAACTGATAGTCGGTTTCATACATTCACCCCTCCCTTTAGTCCTAACAAGACATTAGGGAGGCTCCAGTGAGCTCCAAGCGCATTAGAATAGCCTTGGCTAAACACAGCAACAAGTGTTTGACCGGCCACCTTCTGAGCTTGTTCCTCACTTAAATGCTTTTCAACAGGTACACGAACCCCGGGGATAACCTCGGAGAAGGTAACCTGCTTGCAAGGTGCATTGAAAAACAATGTACGAGCAACGGTCTTCCTTCTCATTTGGATACTCCTAAGGTTAGTGTATGGGTCTAGGACCCAAGTTGAAAAGAACCACGTCTCGGAAGAAACGTGATTAAA